GTCTTCAGTTAATTATTACTAAGGATTGCACCCCCCTATCCCCCTGGATATAGTACAACAACGTCATTTGTCCGTTCGTTGTCGATGTATATGTATTAAGTTCTTGTCTGTTGTAGATGATTTCGAATTGTGGCATGGATGACACATTGATTGATGATTGTTTGAATCCCAAAAGGAACCGCCGGCGTTAATTGGTTTGATGTGATCCACTAATTGAGCAAGCGCACCACAAACCACGCACAAAGGATTTGCGCGCCTATATAAGACACTTAAATTTGTCCATCGTCTTAATTTATATCTCTTGTCTTTTGGTGTCTTACGGCCGCTTTGTTTGGCCTTCTCAGGCACCCACCATCGACGCGGCGTTTCCTTCGGCATCTTAGGCATTGGAATTCTCTTTCATTTCCTTTTGAAGTTGTTTGTATTCTTCCGTGTCGATGAATAGCTTGCGCTTGACATTACCGGCCACGCCTGACATTTTTTTGCGCACCGGTGTCGATGGATTGAATCCACCAATTGAATCAAGCATGTGCTGAATAGGTGTCCAATCGACTGCGGTTTCTTTGATCTTGTGTTGCGTTTCCAGTATCAAAGCGCGATCCGTTGATTCGTATTCGATGAATGCTTCACGGAATTCGGCGGCCTTTAATCGTTCGTAATACTTGCCATAACGACCGGCCTTCATTCCATCCGTGACATATTTCCATTCGGTAATTTTTAAGACCGGAAAGTCATTCAACAACGATTCAAACGTGAAGATCACATCGTCGTCACTTGTTAGTGTTTTCTTGCAATCGATAAACTTGATTGTTTCAAACATCATCTTCAGCAATGCCGCACGAACTTCGGCGGCGTGTTCCGTCTTCAATGCCGCTCGAATGTTTGTTCCGTTCCACGCGTCACGTGGTGTGATCATTCCCGGTTTTGATATAGTTGCCAAGTCGTTCAACGTTGTGATTGCCGGCGTCGAATCCGGCTTTCTTATTATTTCCATGATTAAATGTTTTATCGTTTCTTATCCAATTTCGTGCGGCGGCTTTCCAGTCCTTGATTGGTTTGCCGGTTCCGCTACCTTGACGCCATCCGTTCGCCGTGAAGTGATCGAAGTAATGTTCGGCCAGGTCGATGCGTTTTTTGCTTTCAAAGTATTCCTTCACTTCATCAATTGAAATGGGTTTCGCCTTTGTGCTATATTCATTTGTATTATTAAGTGTACTATTCTTTTTATTATTAGTCAGCAATGTGTTTCGTGTCTGCTCCGCAATGTGTTTCGTGTCTGCTCCGCAATGTGTTTCATGTCTGCTCCGCAATGTGTTTCGTGTCTGCTCCGCAATGTGTTTCGGTCGTTGATCGAATTGTGTCGTCAAAGTCGATGCCAATTTGCGCCGCCTTCCGTCGCGTTCCGTGACGCGAATAAGTCCGAGATTCAATAGCTTTTTAAGGTATATCGAAACCATACGATCCGACTTCCGAAGGCGTTCCGCCATCGTTTCAAGTGACATCCAACATTCTAAGCCTTGCGACGTGAATGAATGAATGTGCGCGAACAAAACTATCTCCGGCCATTCAAGTCGGTCGTCGTCATGTACTTCACGCGGAATCACTAAATATGCCCATTGACCGGATTTCATGTCGTTTCCTTGATTTGTTCCAAGTACCAGGACATCGAATTCATTTCGACGCTTTCGGCGTGTCGTTCATCTTCGATGATTGAATGCGCGACTTTCATGCATAAACAATCGCCACGATCACCGGCAAGCATCAACGACCATCCTTCCTGGTTATTCATCGCGCGTGCCGTATTCGAAAGGATGCGCATGCGAAACGTTTCCGACGACCACAATGACACGATCAAGTCGTCACCGACCTTTCGACCGAATGCAACATAATCCGATCCTTTACCCGGCGGATTGACGTTCTTTGTCATCGGATCAATGAGTTCGATTTTGTAACCGCTTGATGTATGTTGCAAATGCGATTTGATTTCCAACGTTTCGAAATGTGCGTCGCGGCCTAATTTGATGCCATCAAACGTCGGTGTGTTTACGTTTTCAAATCCGAACCGATGGCAAATTGCTCGCTCGATCTTATTTGCACGCGCAAAGTCTTTTTGAAAGGTCATTGTTTTGGTTTTTTAATTCTTGTAATTCTTTGAGTATGGAGAAGAAATCTTCACAATCCATCGCCGCAATTGTGCCGCGATTGTTTCTTTTGTGAAGGACGACATTGATGTTTGTTTCAACCGGCATGCGCTCCAGGATTGAATGAATGTTCATTGATTGTTCTACGGCCTTACATTGAACGTTAAACGGTTCCGTACCTATTAAGTCAACACCGGCGTCATCACGCTTTTTTGACACATATGAAGACCTTTCAACGACGCCACCGAATAACGACACCCAAATGCGTGCGATGCGTTGTTCAAATGCGCGTCCTTTGTTCCTTGAATTAATCATTTCGACCAATTTGGCGAATCCAAATAGATGAAATCAACGTCCGGGTGATATCCGCATTCGTTTCCATCCCAAGCATCGAAACGATCGATTAATGAATCAATCTTTTGTTTTCCGCGATCCAGGATTTCCGAAGTGAATTTGAACACGGAAACCGGATGCGGTGCCGCCGATTCAACGGCGACGATGTAATATGACTTTATGTTGTAACCAAGTGCGCGAAGTCCTTCCATGTACAAAGCGGCTTGCATGTGATACAACATGCGAAATGCATCCGATCCAAATTTGTGCGGCGATGCGTCTTTTGTAGTTTTTAAGTCTAAGATGTAATCTTCACCGATGCCATCCGGCACGCCACGAAAGTCATGTCCTTTATAGTTCCATTCTTTAAACTGCTCCAATTCGACACAATTTTGAATCAAATGATTCGCGAATTTGTTTTCCTTCACCGATTGCGTCATCGAAATGATTTGATGTGATTCCGTCGGTGTGATCACATCTTTGTCGTGATGTTCGGATTCGAATTCTTTGAACGCTTTCGTTCGCCTGGAAAGATCGGTGACGATTACTTTCGAACGATACACTTCCGGTTCTAAGATTGAAAGGTGCGTCAATGTTCCAAGTCGCATCGCGGCCGATTCTTTAAACAATCGTCTTTTATATTGAAGGAAATGCGACGGCGATTTGTCGAATTGCTTTAATGACGAATAAGAAAGTTTTGTGTCTTTATTGGATTGATTCGATGAATTTCCTTTCATAATTTTTCCATGTTTTTGTGAAATAGCGATCGTTATAAATTAGCATAGCACACTTGTTGCGTGCGTTGATTAGTGTTGCGTGATGTTTTTTGAACATCTTCGCCAGGCTTGTGAGTGTGACCGGCGATCCGTACTTCATGCACAACGTCATCAAGATGTGTCGTCGGTCGGTGATAAGTTGACGACGATTTGCACCGAATACATCTTCGCGTTCCGTTTCCGTCAACGCTTGATCATCGTTAAGGCATTCAATACAAATCGCCATCAAAAAAAACTTATCATCCGTCACATTCACCGCGTTAAAAAAACGAAGTTCATCCGGTTCGAATCTTGGACGCATTACGCGAAGGGGTTTTTTGTCACGACCGGATTCGCGAAAGGATCGGAACCATCGAACAACGATTCAAGGATGATCGGCGTTGCGTCCATTGCCGCGATTGCGTCTTTTGGAAATTCACTTTTCACGGCTTGCGTTTGATAAGTCGTTTCTAATCCTTCACCGCGTCGCGTGATCTTCAAATCGTAGTTTCCAGGATGTCCGAAGTCGTCATCTTTTGAAAGGTTGTCAAGTACGTCAATAATTGTGCGTTGTGTGATTTCCCAAATTTGTAGCGATTCAAGTTCGTAATTCCAAACGACGACGGCGACGAACTTTTTCGGCCTTTCATCCGGTCGCCAATTTGCATCCGGTATACTCGCTTCACGCGCCCATCGTTCCGGTTTGTTTTCTTGTGTCCATTGAACGAATCCGACGATCGGCGTTTCACATACGATGCGAATCTTTGAAGTGACGTTTTTTGTCGGCTTGAAATACTTTGACTTTGCATCGATTTCGGATGATGCGAATCCTTCAGGAATAAATGACATGCAATTGAATTTATTTGTTTCGGTTGCAATGTGCGAAACTTATTTCAATTGTGCATCATTTGTGTGTCATTGTTTTTCAACACGCAAATGTTCATTAGATGAAGCTATTAGGGCATTGGATATTGCGAAAGTACAAGTAGAAAAGGCTATAAAAAACAGAACCCAGTAGCTTGATTACTCAGGGGCTACCGGGAATAAGATAGGACAAAGATAAACAAAAAAGAACAAATAGTCAACATATCCTTCAATCCTTTACTTTGACGCGGCTTTTTCTTTTATTTACAAGCACATCAAGCGTTGATTGAAGTTTTGTGATTGTGCTTTTGAGCATGAAATTTTCTGCCAGGAGTTCCGAAACTTTTGTTTCAAGTGAAATTGTACGTTCGCGCAAATCGTCGCGCCATTGCTTCAATTCATCTTGCAATTGTCGTTCGCGTTTCGCTTTTGCTTTGTATCGTTTATCATAAAACGCAAAGGCCGCACCCGAACCCATGATCGTAATTGCGGTAATTAATAGCGGTTGTAAATCAATCATTTTTGTTTTTGCGTTTTTCTTTTGCAATCATTATGCGTTCCACGACTGACGGCTTTTCGTCATTCTCTAATAATGCCAGGCACAATGGCAAGACGGCCACAAAGCAAAGGCAAACATTCATCCAAGTGACGCCATTGGCGACGATGTCATTGCATGCCGTGACCGCAATCAATGCGCCGATCGTTCGTTTCGCGCTCCATCGAAGGCGTTTGTCTTTGAGTAGTTCGGTCAAATCTAACTTTGCAAGCAATGAAATAAGTATTTTGTTTAACATGGCAATGAATCGTCAAATCGTTGATTGTGCCACCATTCCGAAACGTCAAAATTCGGACACGTTTTTCGATCCGTCACATCGTTGTGACCTATTAATTCCAAAGAACCAAATATCACGGCAAGTGAATCAATCAAAACAAACATCGAATCGGTTTGTGCTTTTGACATCGTGTTGACGGCGTTGCCATACTTATCAATTCCGCCGGCATATGCGATACCGATTGAAGTTTTATTGAAACCGCGTGCATGTGCGCCGACCATGTCGATCGGCCTTGCGCGTTCAATCTCGCCATCTAATCGAACTAAGAAATGATATCCGCACATTTTCCATCCGCGTGCCTTATGCCAGATGTCAATGTCGTGAACGCTGACATCGTGATCGTCTTTTGTTGCGGTGCAATGAAGTATTATTTTGTCAATTTTTCTCATGTTATACGCTTGCAAGTGTGATCGTCGCGCCGTATATCCTGGTTGTGGTTGACGCCGGTGAAACTTTGATTGCAACACTTCCGTTCGCGGTGTGTGCTGATATATCTGTTATGTTAATAGTTGCATTGAAATCGCCGGTTCCTTTGGATGTGATTGCGCCGGTCGTGTGATTGAATTCAAACACTTCGACGGCGGACGTTGTTGATGCGGTTGCATAAACAATCACATGTGTTGCTTTATATCCTTTCGGAATATCAACGAATGCAAATAGTTCCGTACTTGACGCCGGCATCCCTACAGATAAACTGCCGGAAACATCATCTTCAATGAATAGCGGTGCGCGTGAATAATCGTCATTCATGTGGAATTCCGCCGGCATGACCTTGATGAAAAGTGCTTCGCGTGCCGCTTCAGCCGCCACCACATCCGCGATCGCGGTTGTATTCGTTGCAATGGCCGCCGTATTTGTTGCGATTGATGAAACGTTCGTTTTTACGGCGGCATCAATTGCGGCGACTTTATATGGAAAAACACCGCCGACCGGATCGCCTTCATTGGTTTGATCGAATTCAGTTGAAGGAACGACCGGCGGATCAAAGTCAATGTCCGCAATTGTGTCATCGTAAACCGGCACAATGCCGCTTTGAATAAATGAAAGGAATCCATTGAAATCAATCGTCGCCGGTGATGCCGTCCATGTCAATGAAGTCGGAATAAAATTCGGTGCCAATGGTTCCGAATCGAATCGAATTGATTTGTTGAATTTTGGTATTGAGATTTCACCTGGCAAGTACGGTGTTGCGGAATACTGCCGGCCAAATGCCAAAGTACATCGACGCGTTTGCAAGGATTTTCCGCGTTCTTGTAAACATTCAAGTGCATTAAGTGAATGTATATTCATCACGGCCGTCGGATTTTGTGTCGAAGACCATACTTCACCGCTTGCCGAATAGTTGCCAAGATTGTCGGCATCTTGGACGGACAAAGTGCCAAGCCATGCGTCATTTAGTTGATTGCCTAAAATAGACGAAGACGCAATCATTGAAACTGAATTCGCGTCTTGTGTTGCGCTATATTCTGCGTCTGTATTTGCGCCCGGTGAACCTGAAAATAAATGAAAGTCATAAAAAAGAACCATTGCGCCGTGTCCGTAATTGTTAAAATCGGCCAGGTTATTTATTGAACTTTCATCGTCTGTGATTTGTGTGCCGCCGGCGTCATATAATTTCATCGCATAAGATAGATATGCGCCCGTATGCGTTCCGACCGGCAAAGGCGGCAAAGTCCAATCGATGTCGAATTCTTTTGTACTATCTCCACTCGTTCCGCCGGTATAAAAGAATTCGTCACTATAATGAAATTCGGTTGTCGAATTTCCGTTCATTGTTACGTTATAACCGCCGACAAATTCAACATCGTTAATGGTTGCAATTGGCGGAAATGGTTCGCAAAGTTTATTCGGTACGACGATAAAATATGAATTTTCTTCGGTTGTCCATTCAACGACACCGGTTCGTTCGATGCTTTTATATGTGATATCGCTTGCGAGAGTTCGATGAATGTTTGCGGTGCCGGATGAATTTGCGACGTCGCCTTTCAAATAATAATTCCCACATTTGATGCGTAATTCGATGACGATTTTTGCGCCGACATGATCCGGAAAGTTATCATTACCATCTACATCTGTATTTTCAACCGTTGCTTTGACGCGTGTTTTCAAGTGTAAAGCCTGGCCTTCGATCATTATTGCCGTACTATTGTTGTGACTATTGTGTACGTTGCCAATAGTCCCCAAATTATATCGAATAGACTTTGCGTAACCATTATTCAAATCACCAAACAAAGACGATGCTCCGCCGTTTTCGTGAATTGATGTTGCGGTTTTTATTGGATGAAGGAACGAATCATCCGCGCCGTTGATCGCTTCAAATCCAATGTTATTGATATCAATTCGATGACTTAATGCCGTTGCAAGATAGTCGTGTGCCGGATGATCCATTCGATACAAAGTCGGCCATCGAATTGACTGGTGTTGTGCTAAGTTTGAAATTAAGGCCGCCGGATTTTGAAAGTGAAAAGAACCATCCGACAAAAATATACGCGCACGCAATACCGATGCGACATGATTTAAAACTTCCGAACATGAAATCGATCCGGTGTCTTTTATAGTTCCGCCGAAACGATCTTCGCTTCGTGTGATTGAATAAAATGATTGTGTTTGACATCCGGTATTTCCGAGTACGCTCGCATAACCTTCGACCGGGCCAATGTCATGCGCGACGGAATCCCATTGATGGATTGTTTCTATAAAGAACGGCGGTTGATCTGCTAAAAGTGCGGAACCGGTTGATGAATTTACATTGCTTGCGCTCGATCCGTTTACAAATCCCCAAAGTGACGCCGTCGGAATCTGTTTAAAACAATGACCAATGATGCCGACTAAATTTTGCCAGGTATCAAATGCGTTTCCATTATTATTAAGATACGGAATATCGTTCAAAAGTGCCAAGCCATCCACCGCATCCAATCGAAGGAATTTCGCCGATTCGCCAAGTTCCAAAGAGACGCCCTCCGGATTTATCACGCCACACCATTCAAGAACCCATTTACCGACCGGCACATCTTCGGTTGAAGTTAGGAAAAACTTTGACTTATATACAACAACACCGAATCGATGATCGGTTGTCGAAGTTAAGGCCGTGAAAAGTTTTTCATCGTCGGCATTTTGTACCAGGAAATCTAATGTCAAAGATGACGCGATGATTGTTTGATGTAAATTGTCCGGTGATCCTTCATGTGTCAAAGTGAATCCATCCGATCCGCAAACAAATTCCTTCGGTTCGTCAAGTGTCCAATTGAAATCCGTTTGTGTCAATAAGGAATCAATAATTTCGACACGATATTGCATGCCGGTCGCGTCACAAAAGTGTGTCACAAATCGGCATTCCCACCCTGAATTTGATCCGCCTGGATTCGTTGTTCCTTGATACGTTTCAATTGCCATAGTTATACGATTGCGCGGCGTCGGCCACTATTGTTATTCGCGTATTGATTAGAAAGATATATGTCACCGCCGGCCAAACGTCCGGCCACCGACATCGAACCGCCATCGCCACCGCCGGCCATTCGAATGAATTCATCCATGCGATTGAATGGAACGATCGCTTCCGATCCTGACTCCCCGATCAAGGAAAGAGTAGGTTTTGTCACGATTCCGCCTGTCGCAAACGCCGGAATTAATCTTTCAAAAATACCTTTTGCCGCGACTGCTCCACTTGCCGCCAATATGCCACCGACGAAAGGATTTCCGCCGCTATTTTTAAGCGCGTTCATTATTGCCATTGAAACGGCTTGCGCAATATGCATTGAAATAATTTTCCGAACCGCATTCCCTAATGACTTTGCAAGTGAATCGAATGCGCTTGCGCCACTTGCGGCCATTTCATCCATCGTTCCAGACATTGATGAAAACGCTTGATCGAATATGCTTTGCATTCGTTCCGCACGTTGCGCCATCAATTCCATCATTGCCGCAATATCGTCGGCCGCTTTTGGATCAATCTTCAATCCTTTCGAAAGATCGGCTTCCGGAATAAGTTCGGCGATTTCCTTCAATCCAAGTTTAACCGGTTGTAATGGATCGACAATTCCTTTGATCCTTTCGACATCAATGCCAAGACTTTTGGCCAGGCTTTCGACCGATGAAAATTCCGATTCTAATTCTTTGAGTTTTTTAATATCGATTATTTCACCGGCGGCGGCTTCGCGTTTGAAATATCCAATCGTCTTATATAGTCGCTCGTATTCTTTTGATATTGAATCGATGGATTCGAAGTCGGCTTGATCTCCGGTTTTGAGTTTTTTACCGGATGTGCGATCTTCGATTTTTTTGATTTGCGCTTCGGCCGCTTCGATTTGAACTTGCAATTGTTTCCGTGAACTTGCGACGGCTTGCGTCAAAAGGTCGGCACCTTCGGCAATCCAAAATTGATCGCCGCCTTGAATCGCTTTGATCATGTCATCGCCTGACATCAATGTTTCAAGATTTGTGATCGCATCGCGCAAAGTTGCATTAATTACATCTTCGCCATTTGCACCACGTAGTTGCGTTTTTGGATCAAGGAACGCTTTCAAGACCGCACCTTCGTCAATTCCATCGACTTCAGCATTCAAAGCGGAAATAGTTTTGCGAAGGTCTTTGACTGACTTGTTTCCGAGCGGTGTTTGATCTGCTAAAATATCCGCACGCGATTTCAAAAGTTTGTTTCCTTCTTCAAGTTCCGCGTTCAAATCACGTTCCGAATCCGTGACGTCATCCGTCGAAGTTACCCAATCGATGAAATATCCGATCACTAATCCAAGCGCGACGACAAGCGCTCCAATACCGGTTGAAATCAATGCCGTCCGAAATGCGACAAGTGCCGCCGATGCTCCGGCCGTTGCGATACTGAATGCGCCTTGTGCGGCGGCGGCGGTTCCGGTTGCGGCGGCATCGGCGGCCATGACTGAAGCCTTCCGGCGCATCATAGCGACAAGCATTAAAACTTTTGTACCTATGCCACCCATCAAGCGCAGAAACGGCCCTAATGCCGCCGTTCCTAATCCTATAATCAAAACAAAATTTTGCATCGTCGGTGACATTCGGCTGAATCCGTCCGCAATGCTTTTGATCATGTCAACGAGTTTGTTCAATGTCGGCATCAAGGCGTCGCCGATTGTGATGGCCATGCCTTCCAATGCCGACATCATTTCTTTGATGCCACCTTCGGCACCGGAATTCATTTCGTCTGCGGTTGCTTTTGCTGATCCTTCGGAATCTTTGAACGCTTTCGTCAAATCATCCATCGTGTCCGTGCCTTCGGCAAGAACCAACAAAGACGCATATGCATTTTTTCCGACCAGGTCCATCGCTTCACCCATTCCCAAACCTTTGTCTCCAAGATTTCGCAATGCTTCGCCGACGTCGCCGCCGGTTTTTCAAAGTTCCGAAAGTATTCGACGCAAAGAAGTGCCGGCTTGGCTACCGCTGATCCCGGCTTTTGAGAGTACGCCAAGCATTGCAGTCGTTTGTTCGATACTTACACCGGCGGAAAGTGCCACCGGCGCGACGGCTTTCATCGATTCCTGGAATGTGTTGATGTCCAAAGGCGTCGAACTAAATGACGCGGCCATGACATCCGTGACGCGTGCGGTTTCGGTTGCGTCCAATTGAAATCCGCCAAGTGTTGCACCGGCTACGGCGGCGGCTTGTGCCAAGTCCGATCCGGTTGCTTGTGCGAGAAACAAAGTCGATTCCGTGACCTTGTTTATATCTTCGGTTGTGAATCCAAGTTTTGCATATTCAAGTTGCAATCCGGCGACTTCCGACGCCGTGAAAGTTGTGGATTTTCCTAATTCAAGGGCCTTGTTTTTTAAGGATTCGAATTCTTTTCCGGTCGCACCTGAAACGGCTTTGACCTTCAGCATAGAAGATTCAAACGATACGGCAAGTTTTAACGATCCGGCACCGACGGCAAGCAAAGGCAAAGTCAAATTCCGCGTCAAAGATTTTCCGGTCGCGCTCATTTGCGCCGACGCTTTTAAAAGTTTTCTTTGCGTAGTATTTAACGCCTTTGTAAGTTGTCCGGTTTTCGCTCCGAAGATAATGTTAAATGCCGCGCTACTTTTTGCCATTTTTTTCCATTTGTGACGCTACCGCATCAAAGAAATTCTTGTGCGACATCGCCGGTTTTTTTGCGGTTTCTTTTCCAGGTAATTCATATGGATAAAAGTCACCAAATTCATACGGCTTTTTTCGGCTTCGGTTGATATTCACCAAAGTCAAAAGGACATGCGAAGTGTGCATCCATTGCAAACGATCGCGATGATTCAATCGATCACGCGCGGCGCACACTTCGGCAAATGTCCAAGTCCAAAAGTCATCCGGATTTATACCGCTTTGGATGCTTTCGTGATAGAATTCCGACCACTTAATTTTTGAGTTTTCGGATTTGCTTTCGGGGCTTCCGTCTCCCCGATCACGTTTCCCGATGACAAGATCAAAGCATCACCAATTTGCGCCACAATTTCCGTGAAATCCATCGTTCCGACTAAGGCCGCGAAATGATCAAAGTCATCGATTTGATCTTCACGTTTTAGGATTTGAAAATTTTTGACGCCGGCAAATAATAGATGCGGAATAAGATCAACGGCATTCGCTTCGAATGATTCCAGGAATTGACCGAGTTCCATATCTAAATGTTTGCACGCCATACGTAAAGCATTGGTATTGATTAACGCGTTCCATTCGTTTCCGATTCCGTCGGTGATTTGAATTTGTCCGCGAAGGGTGTTGTTTGAATTGTTCATCATCGTAAAATTTATTTATTATTAATCTGCGTCAACAACGTTGAAAGTGAATCCGCTTGCGTCAGCTACTTTTGTAATCGCTCCATGTCCTGAAAACGTACATGAAAACGTTCCGACTTCATTTGTGCCGGCCGATTCTTCGACGCTTGTGATGAATGCTTCGCCGGTGTAAACCGGATCGGCGATATCACCGGTTGACCATGCAAGTGTGACTTTTGTTTTTGCAAGGAATAACGCCATTAAAGCGGTTGAAGACCTTACTTCGGTTGTTGTTTGTCCGGCGATGTTCAACGTGTCGTATTGGATTAATGCTTCGGCTTGAATGCTCCATGTGATATCGCCCGGTAAAATTGCTTTTGCTCCGAGTTCGTCTTTTGTTGTGATGTCGATTTGTTCGAATTCCATCGACAAAGATGCCGACGTACATCCGGCGATGACGTCGTATTCGCTACCGGTTTGATTTAAGAAAACGCCTAAAGCGTTTGAAAGTACTTTTCCTGATGTTGCCATTTGAAAATTTATTTATTATATATATGAAGAAATATCTTGACGCTTAGTTTGAAACGCGTCAAATTGTAATGTGATTGTGAAAAGGTCGGAACCTTCAAATACGTCGGATGCCCAGTTCACGAATTGAATGTCGGCCACGAAGACACCTTCGGCGGAATCGTTGATTTGCAGGTTTTCAAATCCTTTGCGCAAAAGTGTTGCCATGATCCACGCGTCGCGTGCCGATTCTGCAATCGTTGTGATCTCTATGCGGTTGACGTCGGTTGACGATCCGCCGTCTTTGGTTGGATTGATTTCGATGCCAACAAGTTGAATCACCACCGCCGGCAAAGTTGCGCCGGCAATTTGTTTCAACGCAAAGACATGGCCATTCGTCATTGTCTTGACTTTGTACAATTCCGGATCGCGAACCGAATCCGATGTTTGAATTTCTTTGATAAACGCGGATATCATGTCAGGTTGTTTCTACGTTTGAAATTTTTGATGTCACGTTGTAGTGATGACATGAATGCATTCGTCACTTTTGATCGTGTTTGAATCCATGCGTTATCCATGTACTTGATGCCTTTCGATCCTGGATGTTGTATCTTTTTTATTCTCATGGCACGACCGGCGGAACTATAAACGACAAAGCCTTTTGTCGATTCTCTCAATCCGGAACGTGTTCCTAGTATCATGTTGTGTTGATAGTGACGCGGCGATTGATTGCCGATTTTTTTGTCTTTGACACGAATAACCACATACGGCGAAAATAGTGACGACTTGCGCCCCTTCACCATGTGAATCGATTGCGAAGTCGCACCGCTTGAATTGTCGCGTTTCGAAATTTGTTTCGCTTTTCGTAACGTCGGTTGAAGTGTTTTTTTCATCGCGCCGATGATGCGACGTTGTGCGATTACATCTTGCGGAAATTCCGCCATCGCTTCGCGCAATTGCTTCAATGCAATTTTGTCAAGATCAAGTGTGAGTTCCATTAATCGCGTCTTATTGTGTGAAAACGTAAACCGACACGACGTCCAATTTCTTCGACGCTTTGAACTTTGTAATCTTTTGAATCGTATCGTATCACATACGTGTCAACATCCATGATGTCCGTCACATGTGAAACATCAAACGTGCGCCATCGGATCGTGAATTCAGTTTTTCGAATTCCGACATCTTTGCCAAGTTCGTCGGCATGTGTTCCGACTTTGTCAAGTTTCGTCGCCCACATAACAAGGCCGGCACCGGACGCGCCATCGACGGCACCCCAATACTCGCCGGTGTCACCTGGCGAAACTACGTTCCCAAATTTCGCAATCGTGATGCGACGATCTAACCTTCCGATGTTCATTTTTTAATTTGAATGTATCGCACCGGATTCAATAAAGAATCCACGCCGATCGGAATTGATGTTGCTATAGTTCCGGCGATTACGGCTTGCCGGTTTTCGTAGAAATGGCCGACAAGAAATCGCACCGCCGCGATGACAGATTTCGAAACTTTCGAAGATGTGTTTCCGTGCGTTGCCACGATTTTCATCGGTTGCAAATCGTCAGAATGAACCGACGGCAAGTCTTTAAATACAATTTTGCCAGGCGTTCCGGTTAGAACGAAATAGTTCACATCTTCGGTCGTCGCGATGTAATCGCCGGCAAGCGTTCCGCGAAGTGAAACCGAAGTCACACTTTGCAAATCTCCAAGTGGAAAGATAAAGGAATGCGACTTTTGCATGTAGTACGTCACAATCCTTTGATCAAATATTTTTGAACAATAGTTTTCACAATATTCGACCGCCGAATCAATCATCGCCATAATCAAAGCATCGTCATCGCTGACATCGACACGAAGATGATTTTTCGCGTCTGCAAGTGATAAGATGTTTGTTCCGGTTATTGCCGCCGTTGTGAATGTATAGTCCATTTTTTATTGTTGTTGAAATAGAGCGCGACCGATTGCCGCGCTCCATTTTCAATCTGTTTATATTACTCTATGCCGTCCGAAATTGTTGCAAATGCTTTCGGTTGTCT